AAACGGCTGTTCCGTTGGACCAGTTACGTTATCAGCATAATGGCAGGATTAAGCGCATCAGGATTAAAAACACAAATTAGAAGTTACACAGAGGTTGATTCCAATGTGTTATCTGACTCTGTTTTAGAAAATATTATTTTAAATGCACAGTATAGAATTTTTAGAGATGTGCCTATTGATGCTGATAGAAAACAACAAACAGGAAGTTTAGTTGCTGGACAAGAAACTATTAATGCTCCAGCTGGGGCTGTGTTCATTAGAGGCATACAGGTTTATAATACTGCGGGATCAGAAATAACAGGGCCTAATAGATGGCTAGAGAAAAAAGATTATACTTATCTTCAAGAGTATCAAGATGTTACTGGAACTTCTGCAGCACAAGGTCAACCTAAATATTACGCTATGTTTGGAGGAGCGACAGGAGAGTCTGATACTACATCAGGACGTATAGCTTTTTCTCCAGTTCCAAACACAACATACAAATTTAGAGTTCATTATAACGTAGCTCCAGCTCTTTTAGAGGGTGACAACACTAACTATATCAGTTTAAATTTTCCAAATGGCTTATTATATTGCTGTCTAGCAGAGACTTATGCCTTTTTAAAAGGTCCAGCAGATATGTTGACTTTATACGAGCAAAAGTATACACAGGAAGTACAGAAGTTTGCAAATGAGCAAGTTGGTAGACGTAGAAGAGACGACTACACTGATGGTACAGTTAGACTACCAATTAACTCACCAAACCCTTAGGAGATAAAATATGGCAATTACATCGGCAATATGCACAAGTTTTAAAGTAGAATTATTAAAAGGTGTTCACGATTTTACAGCAACAACAGGTGACACTTTTAAAATTGCCTTGTATACTAGCTCTGCAACATTAGGGGCTGGCACAACAGCTTTTTCATCATCAAACGAAATTACAAATACGTCTGGAACAGCATATACATCCGGTGGCGCAACGCTAACCAGTGTAACTCCTGCTGCGTCTGGAACAACAGCAGTTTGTGATTTTGACGATGTAAGTTATACCTCTGCTACTTTTACAGCTAACGGTGCATTAATATACAATGATTCTGAAAGCGGTGATCCTGCATGTGCAGTTATAGCTTTTGGTGGAGATAAAACTGTAACTAGCGGAACTTTCACAATACAATTTCCTACAGCAGACGCTACAAACGCAATCATAAGATTGGCATAAGGAGGACGCAATGTCCGATGTTCTTTCAGGATGGGGTCGATTCACCTGGGGCCAAGCTAATTGGAACGCTGATACTAAAATAGCAACAGGTTGGGGAGCAGATCCTTACAACGATGCTGCATCAACTTGGGGTGATGTAGGAGATGAGATAGTTGTATTAACAGCACCTGATGCAATAGTTTCAAACGCAAGTATAGGTTCGACATACGGAACAGGAAGTTGGGGACAAGAACAAGGTTGGGGACAATTTGTTTTAAATCCTGCGGACGTTATGGGTCTAACAGGAGTATCTTCTACTGCTAGTGTTGGATCAGTAACAAATATAATAAGTGCTAGTTTTGAATTATCTGGTCAATCTTTTACATCTGCAGTTGGCACATTAGATCCTGCAGATCAAGTAATGGGATTAACTGGTCAGGTTTCTACTTCAGCGGTAGGTTCAATATCTCCAGCTGATGTAATAGGACTAACAGGTGTTTCATTTACATCTGATGTCGGTTCTATAACAATAAGTTCTAATCCGGTTGTAGATGTAACAGGAGTATCTGCTACGGTTAGTGTAGGGTCAATATCGCCTGCAGATGTCATGGGTCTAACAGGGGTGTCATTTACATCCGCTGTAGGCACTTTAACACCTGTAGATCAAGTTATGGGGCTTACAGGCCAACAAATAACGTCTTCTGTATCTACATTAAGTATTGAGGCTTACGCAGATATTGACACGGGCTCAAATACTTCTTATAGTAATATTTCAACAGGTTCGAATACATCATATTCGGATGTTGCAACTGGATCAAATACAAGTTATAGTGACGCTGCATAGGAGATAAAATATGGCATCAACATTTACGCCTTTAGGTGTAGAACTTCAAGCAACCGGTGAAAACGCCGGAACGTGGGGTACGAAGACTAATACAAATTTAAGTTTAATTTCACAATTAGTTGGTGGTTATAACGCACAATCAATAGCTGGTGGTGCACAAACGACTGCACTAACAATTGTTGATGGAAACACAACTGGAACAGCTCAACACAGAATGATTGAGTTCACTGGAACTATTTCTGGTAATCAAATTGTTACAATACCTTTAGACGTAGAAAATTTTTACATTTTAAAAAATACAACATCAGGTTCTCACACAGTTCAATTTAAATACGCTTCAGGATCCGGTGATTCTGTAACGTTTGCAGCTACAGATAAAGGGACTAAAATAATTTTTGCGTCTGCAAATGATGGAACAAACCCTGATATGATAGAGGTACCTCTAGGTATTTCTAACGTAGTAGAAGATACTACACCACAATTAGGTGGTGATCTTGACATGAATGGTCAAGATATTGTTACTACTTCAAACGCTAATATTGATTTAAACCCTAACGGAAGTGGTGTTGTAAACCTAGTAGGAAACTCTACTAGAGCTGCTACACTAAGATTCGCCGAGGATACCGATGATGGGTCTAATTATATAGAATTAAAAGCAGGAACAATAGGCTCTAATTTGAGCTTTACTTTACCTACTTCAGATGCTACATCATCAGGACAAGCACTAGTATCCAATGGATCAGGAGTTTTGAGCTTTGCTGATGCTGGTATTACAACAGGAAAAGCTATTGCAATGGCGATCGTTTTTGGATAAAAGGAGTAAATTATGGCTAACCCAAATATAGTAAATGTAACATCAATCGTAGGCGGAAACCTTGGTTTCAATTTAAGCGCCACTACAACAGCTACTTTATTAACAGTAGACTCAGATAAAATTTTAAAAATAAATAGAATTACAGTTGCAAACGTTGACGGCTCAAGTGCTGCTGACGTAGATTTATTTGTGGATGGTTTAACAACTGCAGGTGCATCTGGAATAACTCCAACTGGAGCAGACGCAACAGTTTATTTAGCAAAAACAGTTTCAGTCCCAGCTGACGCAACGTTAGTTATCTTGGACACGCCTATCTATCTTATGGAGGGCGATATACTAAAAGGAGGCGCTAGCGCAGCTAGTGACCTGGATCTATTTATTTCATACGAAGTATTAGACGACGCGTAGGAGGTACTATAAGCTATGGCAAATGGCGGAATTATAGGACCAGTCAACACTACCGTAAAAAAGAAAAAACCAAAAGTTTCTGTCTTTACAGCTTCTGGAACTTTAACAACTGATTCAGACACAACTAAAATTAATACAGTAGTTATCGCTGGCGGCGGTGCTGGTGGTGGAAATGACCATGGAGGTGGTGGCGGTGCAGGAGGTTTTAGAAATCTTTCTGGACAATGTATCTCTGGAGGTTCACCATATACAGTTACAGTCGGTGCTGGAGGCACTGGTGGTTCAGCTCCTACAGGTTTTAGAGGAAACAATGGTGGTGATTCAGAAATATCTGGTACAGGATTAACAACAATTACTTCCGCAGGTGGTGGCGGTGGAGCTTCAAATCACCCTAGTGGTCCTGGTCCAGTAGCTATTAACGGAAAAGATGGTGGTTCTGGTGGAGGTGGTGCTGGAATTGCAGGAGGAAGTCCATCACCATGCGGTGTAGGAGGTTCAGGAAATACACCTCCAACTAATCCACCACAAGGTTTTGATGGTGGTGATGGTAATTATGCAGGTGGTAACCCAGCAGGTTATCCAACAGGTGGTGGAGGTGGAGCAGGTGCCGTAGGTGCTGATGGTTCAGGTCCAAACGCTGGTGCTGGTGGTGCTGGTGCATGCACTAGCGGAACTTTATTAGCTAGATTTGGTGGAGCAACAACATCCCTTACTCCAGGAGGAGTATTAGCAAAAATAGGTGGTGGTGGCGGTGGTTCTGCTTATCCAAATGGAAACAATGCAGCCGGTGGCGCAGGCGGAGGTGGAGCAGGAGTGACTAACACTACTGTTAACCCTGGTTCTGAAAACACAGGTGGTGGAGGTGGAGGAATTTCACAAGCATGTTCAGTAGCAGGTGGATTAGGTGGATCAGGTTTAGTAGCTGTTGAAGAAATTACAACAACAGGTCCAGGAGCAACTGGTATCTTTACAATGGAAGAACTTTACGATGCAAGATTAAATGATAAATGGCCTTCTCCAGCTTTTGGAAGTGTAAATATTTTAACAGTAGGTGGCGGTGCAGGAGCTGCACCAAACAGAGGTGGCGGTGGTGGAGCTGGTGGATATAGATTTGATACAGCTTTAGAATTAGGTGGTAACAATGATTATCAAGTTATAGTTGGTGGAGGTGGAGCAAACACACCCAACACTGATCAGACTCAATCAACTTGCTCAACTGCTGGTAATGGAAATGATTCAAGTTTTTCAGGACCAGACATTTCAACTTTCACAGCAGGGGGCGGTGGACACGGAGGTATGGGAGGAGCTGCAACATCTCCTTCACCTGCTACTGCTAAATCTGGTGGAAATGGTGGTTCAGGCGGTGGGTCTGGATCTGGCGATGGAGCAGGAGCAGGAACATTAGGATCTGGTAACAGTCCAGCTACGTTTACTACACAAGGTAATCCTGGCGGAACAGGAACACCTGGTAACACTGCAGGCGGTGGCGGTGGTGGAGCAGGAGCTGCAGGATCACCTGCCCCAGGAGCAAACACTGGAGGAGCTGGTGGAGCAGGAGCTAGTAACTGGCCAGGAGATTGCACATTAAGAGCTGGTGGTGGCGGCGGTGGAAGAAATTGTGGCTCAGGAACTAATGGAGCAGCAGGTCCCGGTGGTGGAGGAACAGCTAACGGAAACGGAACTGCTAACACTGGAGGTGGAGCAGGATCTGGAGGCACAGGAACAGCTGGTACTGGTGGATCAGGTGTAGTAATTATTCAATATCCAGGAGCTCAAAGAGCAGGTGGCGGAACAGTTTCATGTGTTTCTTGTAACACACAACATTTATTTTCAGGTTCAGGAGCTTTTACAACAAGAAGCGGTCCATATTTATCAACAGAGTATTTAGTAGTAGCCGGAGGTGGTGCTGGTGGAACGGGAAGAGGTTCTACTTGTAACGCTGGTGGTGGAGGTGGAGCAGGAGGATTTGTAAATTCTAAATGTAATCCTGCAAGATCAGCTTTAGATTTAGCAACAGGCACAACATACGCCATAACGATTGGAGCAGGTGGTGCTGAATTGACAGGATCAGTTCCTGCCATGGCAAGCACAAGAGGAAATAACGGTAACGATTCAACTATTTCAGGCATAACAGCAACTGGAGGCGGTGGTGGAGGTTCTGGTTTAACTCCTTCTCCAGGATGCGCTGTTAATATTTTTCCAGGACGAGACGGTGGATCTGGAGGTGGAGCAACAGCTGAAAATAATAGAGCTGGTGGTACTGGAGCAGCAGGACAAGGTAACCCAGGTGGGTTTGGAAAAGATGGCTCACCTTCTAATATAAAAGCATCTGGCGGAGGTGGTGGAGCAGGCGCTGCTGGAGCTTGTGGAACTAGTAACACTGGTGGAGCAGGTGGTATAGGAGCACCTACAGTAATATTTGGAAGTGCACCTCAAGCACCAAGTTATGGGGCAGCAGGACCAAATCCTGGAAGATACTTTGCTGGTGGTGGCGGAGGTTCAAACACAGCACCTGTACCTTCTGGAGGTGGAGCTGGTGGAGCCGGAGGAGGTGGAACTGGTGGAACACCTGGAACTAAAAAAGGAACTGCTGGGACAGTTAATACCGGTGGTGGCGGAGGTGGAGGTATATCTCAACCTAGCCCAGGTAACACTGTCAACCCTGGAACTTCAACTGTTCAAGGATCTGCAGGTGGATCAGGTATTGTAGTATTAAGAGTTCCTACATCTGGAAAACCAGCTAGTTTTGCTGTGGCACCAGGTACAAATACAACATTTACTGACGGTAGTTGCACAGTAGCAGTATTTACTGTAACAGGAACATTGACTTTATAGTTGATTGTACTATTAAAATTATATATAAAACAAAAATAGGAGATAAAAAAAATGGCACACTTTGCAGAACTTATACAAAAAACAGATCCAACTGGTTTTACATCAGATTTACATTGGGTAGTAGAAAGAGTTGTTGTAGTTAGCAATGAACATGTTTCAGCTGACGAAGCTCTTGATGGAGAAAACTGGTGTTCAACATTTTTTGGTGGTGGCACTTGGAAACAAACTTCTTATAATCACAATTTTAGAAAAATGTATGCTGGTAAAGGTTATATTTATGACCCAGCTAAAAATAAATTTTTACATCCACAACCTTTCGCATCTTGGTCATTAGATTCAAACGATGATTGGCAAGCGCCAATTACACATCCAACTGTTATAGATGATGGAGCAGACCCTAGTGTGTGGCACTACATAATAAGATGGGATGAAGCTGCGTACAACGCTGATAACACAAAAGGTTGGAAAGCAACTAAATCAAACGACGAAGCGGAGACTCCAACACAGTACGATTGGAACGGCACAGCCTGGGTGTCCGCATAGGAGGACATTAAATGCCTAGTACAAAAGGCGGATCATTAAACGGTGGAGTCATTGGTAAATCCAATAAAACTTCTTTTGGAAAAAACAAAACTACACAAGTAACATCAACAGGAACTTATACTACACCTTCAACAGTATCATCTGTGCAAGTCGCAGTAGTAGCTGGTGGCGGTGGAGGTGGCGGTGATAAAGGTGGTGGCGGTGGAGCAGGAGGTTTATTAAATCCTGGGGCCGCAATAGCTGTATCAGCATCAACAGGATATCCAATTACGATTGGTGGCGGTGGTGGAGGTTCTCCACAACCAAGTCCAGGAACTCCATTATTAGGAGTGCCAGGTTGTAATTCAGTAGCTGTCATAGGTGGTGTAACACTCACTGCAACAGGCGGTGGAAGAGGTGGTGGAACAGGAGACACTGCAGGAGATCCAGGTGGATCAGGTGGAGGCGGTGGTTTCCATGACGCTGCAGGACCATATCCAGGATCACCAGGAGTTTGTGGACAAGGTAATGCAGGTGGAGCAGGTAATGCAGTACACTCACCAGGAGCCTGTGGATCAGGAGCTGGCGGCGGTGGCGGAGCAGGTGCAGCAGGTGGTAACGCACCAACATCTAAACCAAATTCATTAGCAGGATTAGGTGGAGCAGGCACGAACGTATCACCAGTTTTTGGACCAACAGTTGGAGTTTGTGGTTCAGTAGCCGGCGGCGGTGGCGGTGGAGCAGATTTTCCTTCACCAGCAGCTGCAGGAGGCGCTGGCGGTGGTGGAGCTGGCGGTAACGCTCCAAGTGGAGTAGGTGCAAATGCAACAACTAACACCGGTGGCGGTGGAGGCGGTGGTGGAGGATCCGGTAATGGTGGTAACGGTGGATCAGGAGTAGTTTTAGTAAAAGAATTAAATAAAGCATCGGGTGTTTGGTCGATGCAATCTCAATTGTCAGCAATAAAACAAGGCACATGGCCTCAAACAGGAGTAGACACTCACTATCTAGTTGTAGCTGGTGGAGCTGGAGGCGGTGGCTCTGATGGTGGTGGAGGAGGTGCAGGTGGTGTTAGAGTTTCATTTGATTCACCTTTAGCTGGCGCTACAGAATTTTTAACATTAGGAGCACACACTGTTACAGTAGGAGGCGGTGGAGCTGGCGGTAATAAAGGAAGTCCAGGAGCATCTCCTGCAAACATTGGTACTGCAGGTGAAACGTCATCAGTAGGATGTATATCATCAGCTGGTGGTGGAGGAGGTGCTGGAGAGGCACCTTGCAGTCAAAGAACTGGTGTAGCCGGTGGCTCTGGTGGTGGAGGAGCATCTTCTGGAGGAACTGGAGCAGCTGCAGGTGGAGCTGGAAACACACCTCCTGTAAATCCACCTCAAGGAAATCCTGGTGGTACATCATCAGCAAATCCAGGTAGAGGAGCCGGTGGCGGAGGTGGAGCTGGTGGAGCAGGCGGAAGCCCTGGTCCTGGAAGTAATGCTAGTGGTGGAGCTGGCGGTGTTGGTATAACAAGTTCGATAACAGGTTCACCTTTATCTTATGGTGGTGGAGGAGGCGGCGCAGGTCCAGGTGGTGCAGGTCCAGCAAGTCCTTGTTCAACAGGTGGTGCAGGCGGAAGCCCTGGAACACCAGGTTCTGCTGGAACTACCAATAGAGGCGGTGGTGGCGGTGGTGGCGGCGATAACATCGGCGCTGGAAACGGAGGACCAGGTGTAGTTATAGTAAGAGTTCCAAGCGGAACAACAGTGGCTGTTGCACCAGGAACTAATTCTGTGGCAAACTGTGTAGGACCAGCCAACGATAAAGTGGCTACATTTACAGTTTCTGGGACTTTGACTTTAAGTTAGTATTAAGTTATAAGAAGAAAGAAATAATGAATTTAACAAATTACTATTATTATTTTAAGTCAGTTATTCCTGAAAGAATCTGCGATGATATTGTTAGATATGGTAAATCCATATCCGATCAAATGGCAGTTACTGGTGGATTTGGAAATAAAAAATTAAATCAAAAACAAGTTAAAGATTTAAAGAAAAAAAGAAATTCAAATATTGTTTGGATGAGCGACAGGTGGGTTTATAAAGAAATACAACCTTATGTGCATCAAGCGAATAGAGACGCTGGTTGGAATTTTGAGTGGGATTATTCTGAAGCATGTCAATTTACTAAATATGAAAAAGGACAGTTTTATGATTGGCATTGTGATAGTTGGGATAAACCTTACATAACACAAAATCCTCAAGACCCCACACATGGTAAAATAAGAAAATTATCTGTGACTGTTTCTTTATCTGACCCTAAAGAATATAAAGGCGGAGAGTTAGAATTTGATTTTAGAAATATGGATCCTGATAAAAAACCAAATATTAAAAAATGCACAGATATATTACCTAAAGGTTCTCTAGTTGTTTTTCCTTCTTTTGTATGGCATAGAGTATGTCCTGTTAAAAAAGGATCAAGATATAGTTTAGTAATATGGAATTTAGGATGGCCATTTAGATAATGAAAAAAGAACAATTATACAGAGAAGATTATTTTACAAATCCAATATACTGGATGGAAAAACCAGAATGGATAAAAAAATTAAATAAAGCTTCTGATCCTTATATTAAAAAAGCCAAAAAACTTAATGATGAAAACGTAAAAAATAGAACAAAAAAATTTGGTGGTAATAAAGGAGACCACGGAATGGTTCATCATTCTACAAGTCTTATAGGTGATCCAAAATTTAAAGATCTACAAGATTGGATATTAGCCACTGCTTGGAATTTATTAGACGAACAAGGTTTTGATTTAAAAGGTCATCAATTATTTTTAACTGAACTTTGGGTTCAAGAATTTTCACATTTAGGTGGTGGACACCATACTCTACACACTCACTGGAATGGTCACATGTCTGGTTTTTATTTTTTGAAAGCTAGTGAAAAAACATCTTATCCAGTTTTTGAAGATCCTAGACCCGGAAGACAAATGAATTTATTACCAGAAAAAGATAAAACTAAAGTTAGCATTGCTACTTCACAGATACATTACAAAGTAAAACCTGGTAGATTAATATTTTTTAATTCGTATATGCCACATTTATATAGTGTAGATAGTGGTTATGAACCATTTAGATTTATACATTGGAATATACAAGCAATACCAAAAGCAGTATTACAACATGCCAATAATAAAAAATAAATTAAATAATTTTGTAAAAACAATGTTGGGCTCAAATAGAGTTAAAAAATCTGTAGATTTTGTAGAAAATTTTATTGAAGAAAAAAAGAAAGAACTTAGGAGGAATAAAAATGTCGTTCAAAAAAAATAAATATACAGTAATGAAAGGGGCTATTTCAAAAGAGTTAGCACAATTTGTCTATACGTATTTTTTAAACAAAAGAAACGTAGCTAGATTCTTGTTTGATCAAAAATACATATCTCCATTTACAGAGTATTTTGGTGTGTGGAATGATGAACAAGTTCCAAATACATATTCACACTATAGTGACATAGCTATGGAAACCTTATTACAAGGCTTACATAAAAAGATGGAAAAACATACAGGATATAAATTACAGCCAGCATATTCATATGCAAGAATATATAAAAATGGCGATGTATTACATAGACACAAAGATAGATATTCTTGTGAAATATCTACAACATTAAATCTTGGTGGCGATCCATGGCCTATATATTTAGACCCAACAGGTAAAGAAAAACAAGCTGGTGTTAAAGTAGATTTAGAGCAAGGTGATATGCTTATTTATATGGGATGTGAACTAGAGCATTGGAGAGAAGCTTTTGAAGGCAAAGATTGTGGACAGGTATTTTTGCATTATAACGATGTTAAGAAGAAAACAGCCAAAGAAAACATATATGATAAAAGACCTTTCTTAGGGTTACCAGCATGGTATAAAGGCTTTAAAATCAATAAATAATATTATATAGTCCTGTTTTGATGAGGAGTATTTCCACCACACCACAATACTCCTCGTCTAAACAGGATGTTATATGTTACAAAAAATAAATTTTTTACCAGGTATTAATAAACAGCTTACGGCTACAGGAGCGGAAAGCCAGTGGATAGACTGTGATAACGTTCGTTTTAGATATCAAACACCTGAAAAAATAGGTGGTTGGAAACAATTAGGTGCCGACAATGTTACAGGCGCTGCCAGAGGATTACATCAATTTATCAATAGTCAGAGTATTAAATACTCAATCATAGGAACTAACAGAATATTATACGCTTACTCAGGAGGTGTGTTTTATGACATACACCCGATTAAATCTACAACTACACTTTCTAATGCGTTTACCACAACTAATGGATCAGATGTAGTTACGATTACGATTACATCTCATGGTTTTAATGCTGGAGATATTATATTGCTAGACAATTTTACAGCTATTACAAACTCAAACTTTGGTGCATCTGATTTTGATGACATAAGATTTATGGTAACATCTGTTCCAACTGCAGATACCATAACAATTACAATGCCTTCAAACGAAACAGGATCAGGAGCTACAACATCTGGTGGTATTAGAGTTAGACATTATTATCCTGTAGGACCTGCTGTTCAAGCAAAAGGTTTTGGTTGGTCTCTTGGAACTTGGGGTGGAGAAGAAATAGGATCTGCTACTACAACTTTAAATGGTGCTTTATTAAATGACACAGCTGGAACAGGAGGGTCAGGAACTTCTATTACAGTTGCGGATGCTTCACAATTTCCAAGTTCTGGTACTAATTTTATTCAAGTTGGTAATGAAGAAATATCTTATACAGGTGTGTCTGGAAATAGTTTAACAGGCATTACAAGAGCTGTTAGAAACTCAACAAGATCCGCTCATTCGGATGGTGCAACCGTTACAAATTCAACAGACTTTGTTGCATGGGGCGAAGCAGCTTCTGGTGACTTAGTATTAGAACCAGGTATGTGGTCTCTAGATAATTTTGGTGACAAAGCTATTTGTTTGATT